ATGGCTTGACCATCCGTGCGATGCGGCCGAAGGAGTCCTCGCACTCGACCTCGTTCACTTCCGGGAACTGGTCGGAGATTTCCTTGACGACTTCGTGGGGAGTCTTCTTGTCGAGGGCTCGCCCGTTCTTGCCAAGCCAGGAGCCAACCTTGTTGAAGACCGTGAAGTCACGGTTCGTCCCCGTGCTGCTCCACAGGACGCGGACCTTGTGGTTGACGGTCTTGAAGGTGTTGCCTGTCTGCATGATCACCCTTCCGTTGAGTTACGGCCTGCGTTGTTTCCAGCCAGAAGCGTTCTGCTTCCGCTCGTCCAGGTAGAACTGGGGGACAGGCTCGGGGTCGTAGCCTAGATGCTTCTTGTGCCGAAGCTCAGCCAGATACTGCGGAGCGTAGCGTTCGGGGTCGCTCTCCTGCTTGACGGCGAGGAGTATACGAGCGTTCAGATCGGGGGTCAAGGCGTAGATTTTCCCTGAGTGAAGCACGCCGTGGCACCGGGCACACAGCAGCACGTAGTTCCTGGGGTCATGGCCCTTCGATCGAGACGAACCACCAACCATGTGGTGAACCTCGATGGCCCGACGAAGATCACTCCTCGGCCACCAGCACACGGCACACCGATCCGCCATGTCCTTTAGCCAAGCCGTTAGTTCCCGAGACTGCTGTGCGTCCATGCAAACCGTTTCAACGAGTGGTGAACGAGGGAAGCGACTCCGGGGGTAAGCCAGAGTCACACGCCTCAACGAGTGGAGCCACGTTGGGAGAGCGGGGGTGCGTCGTTGTTCACGGGGTCCACCTCCTTACATCCTTCGCCCCGCCGGGACGGTCCTCGACTACGTCAGGGCTGGAGTCGACAGCGTGCCCTGCTATTCCCGGAGCCAGCAGCCACACTTCCGTGCTGCTGGTTGTGCTCGCTCTTGTTGCACCCCCGCAGGGGCAGGTTGGCGGCGAGCCGATCATCGGGCCAGTGTGGCAACAGTGCCTACTTGAACTCGCTCATCGGACGCAAGGCTTCCTGCGGGACGAAGTGAGCCTTCCGATACCCCTTGGGGTTGCGGACATACTCGCCCTTCCTGCCGTCCTTGCCTTTAATCCATCCGACGAACGTGACGATCGGGGCGTCCACGATAGCGAGGACATACCTCCGAGCGTCGTCGTCATTGTTTCGCAGAATCAACCGTCCGGTGTCAAGGGCAGTTCCGCGAACCTCGACATCCCTGAGGAAGTCGGGCACGCAGTGGAACGTGTTGAGCGACGGGATGAAGTACTCGCCAGTGAGTTTGCCAAGCGCTAGCTCGGCACACGCACCGATAACCTCCTCCTCCAGACGCTTGATGTAGTTGCGTTCGTAGGTCGACGAATGGTTCAGCTTCTTGGCAGCAGAGGCAATCATCCTGAGTCGAGCGGCGTTGACTGCCACATCGAACTCCACGGGCGATAGCGTCACTTGCATCCATGCTTCTCCGGATGGTCGGTCACGGCCACTTTGAGTAGTAGAGACTACCGCAACGGGCCCCGCCGTCCATCACTTCCACCGCAGCAACGCGAGGGTACTGCTTGGCAATCATCAGGCACGCCTCCATCCGGTCTTCCATCTTGTCGATGGCGTACCGGTTGAGTTCGATGAACTGGCGAATCTCTTCGTAGTCATCGATGTCCGATGGCCCCTCGGCCTCCCTGCTTACCCAGACCCGAATGTTGGTGTGGTAGGTCCGGAACAGGCAGATGTTCTCCATCTCGTCGTTGTCATTCAGCATTGTCATGGTCCTCGATGGTGACAATAAAACCCTGTGCAGTAAGGCGAGCCACAAGGATGGCGAGTATCTCGGCCCAGGTTATCCGGTTCCACGGAGGCGGTGCCGAGATACTGAAGGCCGGAAGTTTGACTACTATCGGCGTTGGATCGCTCATGCGTCACCCCATGTACTGAGAAGCTTGGCCTTCAGTCTCGCAATCTCCTGCATCAGAAGACGGACCTGGGCCCTCAATTCCGCAATCGTCTTGTCTTTGTCCTCCACTGACCTGCACTCCATTGGCAAGCAAGGCACGACGGCTGGCAAAAAAATCTACCCGAGTCTTGGTGAGAAGGCCAGCGGCGTACAACTCCCTGGCTTCATCCTGACGACGCTCAAGCTCTTGGTGCGTTGGATCGGAGGGGTACATCCAAGGATAGAGGGCCTCCCCCAGCGGCTCGTCGCGTCGAATGTCTTCTGCTTGGGACCGAACCATGCGAGCCCACCGTTCGCTGCGGCTGAACATCTCCGCAATGTCCTCGTCGTCCAGTCCGGGATCGTTCATGACGACGACCGCCATCCGCTCTGGGCTTGGGCATCGCCGCACCGTCCGCATGGTGGTGACCGCCGCCATGACTTGATCCTCGTCAAGTCCCATCTTCTGTGCCGCCCTCTTCGCGGCTTCCTTGTTCACGATGCACCGACGCCACAACTCTGGGCCGTGAGCGAAAGCATGACGCAAAGGCGGTGCAGAAGCGGCGCAGTAGAGAAGGAGGTGCAGAAGGTCGAGCTTCACTGTCGATCCGGATTGTCACCGGCTCCCATTCCGTGGGGTTGTCGTTGTCTTCCAGGGGTGGAAAGAACACCCCCTCGATCTCGTCCTTGGTGTCACCTGTGAGCAGGTCGTCGCTCATTGAATCTCCTCGCTCTCTCTCGGATGAAGACGTTCCTCACCCACCCGTTGAGCTTGGCGGCAGGGCCGCATGCCCAGTGGATGTAGTGGTCGGGTAGCTGGGACATCTTGAGCCCAGCGTACTTGCCCTTCAGCGGATTGTAGTAGGTGCCCACCCGTGCCGTGGAGTCGGCGGAAAGGTCGACGGCCGTCTCGCGAATCCTCCCCTTCGCCTTGCCAACCAGCAGCTTCCGGCGAGCCTCGATCTCGGCGGCGATCCTCCGACGCTCCAGTTCCTGCTGGGCCAGAAGGTCGAGTTCCTCCGGGGTCAGCGGCTCCTTTGCGTCGGCCGAAGCCTGCTTGACGATCTGCTTGACCTCGTCGCTCTGGTCCACGAACATGTCGACAGACGTCACCAGCCTGTGGTTCAGAGTCTCGTCGGTGCAGTCCACGATCTTGAACCGGGGCTTCTTGCTAGCGGCAATGGCCTCTCCGCGAGAGTCGATGGTCGACCCCGGAAAGTCCACGACGCCAGCCAGCGGACGCGTGGCACGGCCCACGCACTGAAGCCAGAACGACCGGCTCCGTGTCGGTCGACCGAGGATCAGCGTGGCTGTGGGTGGGTGATCGAATCCAACCGCCACCACCTGACAGTTCACCAGCACCTGTGCCTCTCCGGTCTTGAACTTCCGGAGCGCCTCCCGCCTGTCGTCTTCGGGCATCGTGCCGTATACGTAGACGGAAGGCACCCCGTAGTTGTGGTTCAAGTAATGGCACACCCCTTTGGAGGATGCCACCGATGGGCAGAACACAACCGTCTGCCCCTCTCGCTCCTGCTCGGCAATGACGGCGATGCGGTGCAGGTGGGCCTCCTTGTCGATGGCCTCCTGCAACTGCTTCTGGTTGAAGTCACCGTTCGTGATGGTCACGCCCGACAGGTCGAGGCCATCCACCTTGGCAATCTTGCACACCGGACTCACGGCCCAGTTGTGAGCGATGGCCCAGTGCAGGTCGAAGTTGCACAGCACCTCTTCGTACATCACTCGTCTCCATCGGATTCGGGAGGGCACTGGCCACCCGGCTCGCTGCCCATCATCTGGAGAGCTTCCTTCTGGTACTGCCAGCAGGCACGCTCAACGCATGCCATCCTCTCGGCCATGAGGTGGCACTGAAGGGCAAGCTCGTCAGCCCGGTCCGTCTCCCGCTGAAGACGGGTCCGCATACGCTCCATGCCCTTTCGTGCCGACCGTGCCCCTTCCTGTGCCCCATGGAGGCGACCGGCGTAGGCCATGCGTGTCCGCTCATGCTCCGACCGAGCGGCCTCCAGATCGGCCTTGAGTCGCTTCCGCGACAACCGCAGGAACTGGAACTGCTTGGTCAGGAACAGCCCGACGCGTGCCATCTTGGCAAGCTCCTCGCCAGACACCGAACACATGACGCCCCTCGCCATGGCCTTCGCGGCCGTGATGCGGACCTCGTTCCAGTCGACCAAAGACTTCTCGCTCATTGGGGTGACGTCTCCATAGCGGCGACCATGGGCTTGCCGTCCATACGGAACGGCGTTGCGGTGAACCCCGCGACCATGGCACCTTGGTCTTGAAAGAAACGCAGCATCTGCTTGACCGAGTCCGACATCATGAGGTGAGCTTCGTCAACGATCACAAGCTGGAAGCCATCGAAGCGTCGGTAGCGGTGCTGCCCGCCCATCCGGGACAGCAGTGTCTGCTTGGACGCCACGATGATCTTCGATGGCCAGTCCTCGTTGGCTCGGAAGTCAGCCATCTCGACAGCAGCCTCGCGGCCTGTGATGGCATGCACCTTCTCGCACGCCTGCCAGACAAGCTCACGCATTGGGCAGATGATGAGCGTGCGTCCGGCAATCCGGTTCGCAAGCTCCACGAAGCATACGGTCTTGCCTGCCCCCGTGAACAGGCCATTGAGGACGGACTTCACTCCGCTCTCCATGGCAGCGATGTTCTTGCGGACGATCTCTTCCTGATAGTCCCGCAGCTTGAGGCCGGTCGGTTCGTCGAAGGGGAGCATGAGGTTCATGTGAGTCCTTTCAAAAAACCCCAGGGGCTGGTGGAGGTAACCAGCCCCTGGGGAGGCGTCAGCAGTGGTGCTGTCGACACTGCCTCGCACTATCGCCGGTAGTCATTGGCCAGATCGTCATCGTCGTTCTGGCGTCGACCGCCACCGCCACCGAGCAGGGTGATGTTGTCGACGTTCACGATCCACGACGTCCGCTTGACGCCATCCTTCTCCCACTCCTCCTGCCGCATGGACCCCTCGACAAGAATCTGGCCACCTTTGGCGAGGTAGCCAACCACCTTGCCGCCACGCCAGTACTCGCAACTGAACCAGTTGGTGCTCTGGGTGAACGGGTCCGACTGGGCGAGGCGGAACTTGACCACCTCCTTGCCGCTCTTGGTCGTCACGATCTCGGGCTCGCCGCCGAGATTGCCTTGAATGATGATCCTTTGGTAGCTCATGCCTCACCTCCGAACTTCTTAGTGAACACCTCCGAACACCGGGCCAACACAGCCCGGCCAACCTTCTTCTCACGGACGCGGAGCTTGACAACATCAAGCACCTTCTTGGCTTCCGCGGCAGACTCCGATGCCAGAATCTTCTCCTGCATCAACGTCGAGTAGTTGTTCTCCATCGGAGTCATGTCTGGCGGATCGGGCAGGCCAACAGCCGGGGCAAGCGGAGTGGACTCCGTGTTCCCGTCGTCGTCCACCTCACCAACCCACGCACCAGTCAAGGCAAGCAGAAGCTGCCTCTTGGCGTACGTGAGGCAGGCACCGAAGCCCTGCATCGACGGCGGCTCCTCGACCACCTCGTCCGTGCGGCGGTCCTTCCTGCGGATCGGGTGGTTCAACAGCGGCACCATGCCGGTGATGTACTCCCCGCTCTGATGCCGCAGCGTGCCCACACACACCCAGCCAACCTGCTGGTTGAGGCATGTCTGGTACTGCGGCAACGCCAGCCCGTGCTTGGTCAGCGGCCCGCGGAGGGCAGCCGAACACTGCTGGAACGTGGCGTAGCTGTTGCCAAGGTGCGAGTTCTTGGCGTCCTCGATGATGTTCGGGAACTCCATCTGTGCCTTGGCCAAAGCAGCCACGATCTGCTTGGTTTCCGGGGACTCGCTGTTCCCCAGCAAATAGTCATTAGCCCTCAATGTAAGCCCTCCTTGCCCATGTCGGAACCTTCATCTCTTGAATGGAATACTCGTCCGGGGTGTAGACGCCCGTGGAAATGCGAAGACTCGCAACTTCCATGGCCTCCTTCATCCGCTCCCCGGCAATCTCTACCAACTCCTCCGGAAGATACATGACCTCCGTTGCGTAGGGAGGCATGGTCTGCGTGAACACGAACGGCATCCGGTGCCACTCAAGGCCGATGGCCATGGCACCCTTGACGTACAGCCACTCCTGTTCGTAGTAGCCATAGTCTGCCGCCGAGTTGTAAATGCGATCCCAAGTCGAGCTTGTCGACTTCAAGTCCCACCACATGGTCGGCAGGCATCCGTCCGGGCGTACCTTCACGCGGTGCCCGTCGATCTCAAAGAACACGCTGACCTGCGTCTCGGTCGACATCTCGACCAAGTCCCGAGCAGCCTTGTGAGCCATGAGGGACTCGACCATCGACCGAAGCTGGAACTCGTCATCAGCACTGACAACGATGCCGTTCTGGTTGGACTTCCATTCGTCGTACGCCTTGCCTCGACGGTGTCCCTGCTTGGTCAGGACTTCCGCCGGGGGCGTGAAGATCATGTCGTCGATCGACCGGCCTTGGATGATGCCCTCGACCACGCGATCAAAGCGGGTTCCGACCGTGAGGGAGTTGGTCTGCGGGACAAGCTGATGCCCCAGGTCCATCCACTGCTGTGCCCTGGCCCCGTGCTTGTAGACGGCAGACAGGTAGGACCGGCTGAAGAAGTCGTTGTGCGAGCGGTAGTCGTCGCCGCTCATGCCAACAAACTTGACTGGCAGTTCCATGCCATCCTCCTGCGGGGGTCGTCGCGTCATGTGCGACGGGGGCGAAGTGTACTCGCCAGCGCAGGGAGGTCAATACCACAATCCGAAAAATCTTAGGGCATCCTCAAACCCATTGCGGCTGCTGGGTTTAGAGCGGCTTCCGCCTTCTCTCGGAGGCGGGCCTTCTTGGACGCTTCCGACTGGATGACCTTGTAGAGCAGGTACATCCGACGCTGTTCGGGCGGCATCTTCAGCAGGGCCTCGTCGGGGACCGTGATGTTTTCGTACGTGCGAACACCGGCAGTCGAGGACAGGAGTTCATTGAGCGTGTTGCGAGCGGCCAGTTGCTTGGTGCGTTCCTGGTCAACGTCTTGCAGCTTGATGCCCAGGAGCGTGTTGACCGCAAGCTTGGTGGCCCGCTCGGCTGGGGTCAGACGATCGTCAGTGAGTTGTCGGATGACGCCAATGGCCCGCGAGCCGCCAGGAGCATTGAGTGCGATCTGCTCGATGGTGCGTCCGGGCGTGCCGAGGGTCTGCTCAAGCATCGAGTACAGGTCTGACAACTGGCGACCCGAATAGAACTGGCGGTTGGAGACCATCTCCAATACGCCCTTGAGCAGCGGGTTGCTTTGGCCAAGGATGTTGGACGCCGTCTTCTGGGCACCGGAAGAGAACTTGTCCCACGTGGTGTTGCCCACCCCAGGGGTAATGAGGTTGACGGCACTCTCATACGGCAGGTCGATGTTGGTGACGAACCGCTGAAGTGGGCTGCCTTCTGGCAATCCCAGGCCGGGGAAGCCGGACGGGAGCGGGATGCTTGCAGACTGACGGAGGTACTCGGGCGTGAAGAAGTCTTCGTTCGGCTCCGTGGCACGGTTGATCGTGCGAACCGACAGGCCGGTCAAGCCCGTTGGGTTGTTGAGGACTTCGTCTGCGATGAAGGGCGTGATCCCCTTGGTGTAGCTGTAGAAGGGGAACAGTCGCTTGAGGACGTCTCGCTCAAAGGATGTGAACGCGGTGGGCTTGTAGTTCACCTGCGTCAGATTGGCCATCGCCGCCGCCTGGGATGGCGAGTCGCCGCGAAGGATACCTTCCAGGTACGTGCCGTACCGGTTCATCGAGTCCGTGGTTTCGGCGGCACGATCGCCAAGGTCCATGAGCGGATTGCGGTTGCCGCCCGACCCTCGCGTTGCGAATGGCGAGAAGTCGCCAAGGAACGGGTTCCACGTATCCCGGCCAAACCCCTCGCCAACGAACGCCTGCTTCCATGTGCGGTCTGGGTTGTAGACCTTCCGCTTCAAGCTGCCCCACTCTGGACGGCTGGCACCTGGGTACGGCTCGTCAAGCAACGCTCCACCGGCTCCTCGGGCAAGCTCGTCCGTCGCGGTGCTGGTAGACATTCCAGCACCGGCAGACTCGACCAAGAACTTCTTGACACGTGCTGCGGGATTTTCAAGGTGCCTGTAACCAGGGGCATCGGCCAGAATCTTGCCGAGCCGTTCATAGTCCCCCTCGCGAATCTGCTTGCCAGCAAGCCACGATGATGGGTTGAATCTTCCCTTCGCCGCGGCCGCAAATGCACCCGAGTACAGGTCGCGGAAGTAGCGGGCGGGCCACAAGAGAGCCAGCGTCTTGAACGACGAAGTGTAGTCGTCGTACGGCTTGAGCAGGTCGTCGCCGCCAGGGCTGGTGGCACCCCGCTTGACATGCCCAGCCCAGTCGTCGATGAGGCTGGTGGGGAAGGCGACCTTGTTCAGAGCCTGCTCTTGGTGGGCGAGAATCTCGGCCGCACGTTCCGCTCCGTCCATCGCCGGATTGCCGGGCGGCAGGTCGTCCAGGCCAATGCCGAACTTCTTGGCGTACGCCTTGCGGAAGATGGCTGGATCAAACTTCAGCAGGCGAGCCACTTCGTCGATGCCGTAGACCTGCCCGCCCGGAACGAACTCAGGCGACTGGCCGATCTGGTGTTCCCGCATGAGGTTCAGCAGGAACTCGCCGTTTACCTCCGTTCCAGCACGCTTCGACACGTAGTTCTGGAGTTCGTTCCACGGGTTGTTGCCGAACAGCGGGACGCCCTTGCGTGCGTGCTGCGGGTCCAACTGACGCATGAGGTCGGACAGTTGCACGTACAGCGAGTTCTTGTACGTCGCCCGAGCCTCGGCTTGAATCTGCTCCCTCAGAGAGTTCATCTCTCCAGACAGACGCAGCTTGTCGGCCTCGCCTGCCCAGCCGTCCGGCACGGCTCGCAACTCTTCGGTGAGTGCGGTCATTCGCTGGACGAGCGGATGTTCTTTCGGCAGGCTCGGGACGTCGTACAGGAACTTGCCTGTCTCTTCGTCGGTCTCGTCCACCCACTTGTAGATGTCGTCGTCCAGGGTGGAGTACCGCATCCTCTCGCCGGTCGCGGGGTTGATCTCCCCCACCCAGTCGCGGATGACCTTCTGCACCTCGGCGTCCGGAGTGGCACGAAGCACCTCTGCGAGCGCCTTGCGGGCCCCCGTCATGGAAGGCGGCAATGGCGTGGACGAGCGAACCAATGCAGGGTCGAGCGGAGTAAGTTCGCCGCCACTGCCGATCAGGGACATCGAGCCATCGGCTTCGCGGATGACGTCTGCCGTCGCTCCTGTGCTGAGCGTGACTCGGTGCGTCGGTGCCGTGGTGTCGAGGACGCCTTCGAACCCCTTGTCCAGCGACATCTGGTTGGCGATGTCGGTCCCGCCAAACATGTCCATGTAGTCGGCACGCGACAGGGAGGAAGTGTCCCTGGTTGCCGCCCGCTGGAAGCCTCGCTGCCACGCGTTCTTTTGGTATGGGTTCGGAACCGGCGAGCCCTCGGGCCACACCGGCACCTCCGCGATGTCGAAGCGAGTCTGCTGTCGGGGGTAGAACTTTGAGCCAGCCTTGGATTGCCACTTGGTGAACTTCAGGCCAAGCTCGGCTGCACGCTCGGGAGCCTCTTCGAAAATCCTGCGAGCCTCCTTGACCAGCCGATCGTTGGCGGTGCCCTCCGCAAACAGGGCACGGATCGGATGGTCCGCAGGCAGGAAGTCGTTGAACTCCGGAGTGTCGTTGATGGCGTTGAGGAAGTAGCGTGCGTACTCCGGGCTGCTCTGAACGACGCCAGCTTGGGTGATGTCGTTCTGGGCTTCCAGCATGTACCGGGCCAGCCGTTCGCGTCCTTCCTTGGTCGCGGACTCCTGCATGCCGAACAGGCGTCGGGCTTGGTCCTGTCCCTTGGCGGTGATGAAGTCCATGACCCGTGGATCAAAGACCTTCGCGGCCGTCCGAACTGCCCTGCCCAGGTACGGGGCCTGCCGAATACCCTCTGCTGTCTCGTCACCGAACTTGGCAGCCCAGTCGCCGACCTTCTCGCCAAACAGATCGAAGGCGTCCTTGTGGCTCCAGGGAGACCCCCAACTGTTCATGCGGGCCAGGGGTTGATTGAGAAGCTCCTGGTAGTCGAGGCCCTCTCGGTCGGCAAGTTCCTTGAACCGGTTGGCCACGCGAGACCGCTGGGTCTCGACCATGTTCAGCGTGTCATCTGCATAGTTCGGCAGCTTGACGGTGTCGTCCAGCATCTCCAAGACGGAGGCTGGAGTGTTCTGCCGGGCGAACTGCCGGGGCAGCCCCTTGGCGATCTGGGCGGCGTCCGGGGCACCAGCGGCAGTTGCCTTGGCCACCTCCGCAAGTCGGGCAAGCTCGTCGACGTTGTCGAGCCCGCCCGCCGCACGCAGCAACCGGCCCGATGCCGTCGTGGCCCCACGGCCCAGGATTTGAGAAGCACCGAGCGTGAGGTACGACAGCGGGTCCAGGAGCAACTCAGTGCCGATCCCGCCCGCGAAGTTCGTCCACGTGTCTTCGCTGCCAGCAAGGCCGTACTGGCGAGCAAGATCACGACCCGACACCCGGTCCTCGCTGGTGTCCCAAAGGGCAGACAGACCCTTCATAGGCCCGCCAGAGAGCGTGCCTCGGACAACTGACCCTGGGGTGTCGAGCAACCAGCCTAGACCGGCGATGCCGCTTGACCCGACTTCGGAGAGCTTCCGAAGCATGGTCTTCTTCTCCTCCTCTGGGAGAAGGTCGGCAAGAAGCTCTCGTCGCCTGCGAAACTCGCCGGTTGCCGGGTCGAACTCCAGTGGCTCATAGCCAGCGTCACCACCAGCGGAACCGTAGAGGTCATAGAGTGGTGAACGTGCCATGCCTTACATGTCTCTCTGCCAGTTGTCGGGAAGGTCGGGTCGCCCTGGCATCGCCGGTTGGGCACCGCCTCCCAGGTACTCCTGCACAAGCTGCGATCGCAGAGCCGGGTCCGTGACGCCCATCATCTCAAGGCTTTGGTTCATGGACTCAATCGCCTTGTCGTTGACCCCAAACCACTGGCCTCCAGCCTTGCGGGCGTCTGCCGCAAGCTTCTGCAAAGCGTCCCTCGCAGGCTGCACGCGGAACTTACCGGTGGCCAATGCCTCCGCGGCACCTGGGATTCCAATAACCGCATCTCGCCTTTGGTATTCCGCTAACTTCGTGGTGGTGGCAGCCGCTTCACCCTTGACCTTTGTTTCCTGCCTGACAGCCGCGTCAGTGGCAGTCTCTGGCTTGGGCGTGTTGTAAAGTTCTTCGGCTTGCTTGCGGTCAGCCTTGGCGTTTTCTGTCATGGCGTTGACCTTCAGCCAGTCGATGAACGCACCCATGCCTTGACCAGCAAGGGTGGCCAGGGCAGACGGGTAGGCGGCGCTGACCTGCCCGTTGGCCATGATGGTCTTTTGACGCTCCTGGCTTTCTCGCTCCAGGCGAGCCTGCTCTGCCAGGACCTCCTTCTCCATCTTCGCCTTCTCATAATCCGCATCGGCTCGCTGCTTCTGTGCGGCCATCTCACGTGGGCTCGGGCCAGCCTTGTCACCGCTGGCACGAACAGCCAGCGAGTACGCTTGGTCCGCCGGGTCCTGCATGCCGAAGAGGTTGCTTTCTCGTCGCGGGTTGCTCAGCGAGGTCATCGCCGCCCGCGAGACGTTCCCCCTACGCTTAGCCTCGTCAGAGTTTCGTGCCTGGGCACCCAGGTCGATGACGGGCTGCATGGCCTGACGAGGAGACAGGTCCTTGGCCACGCCCTCCTTGTACATGGCCCGAGCTTCCTCAACCGAGATGCCAGCCTTTTGGGCGAGGTTCGCGATCAGCATGTTGAACCGCGAGCCAGTCGGGTCGTCGTAGGCAGAAGCCGTGGCGATGGGCTTCGGCTTGGACTTGACCATGGGTTCGGGCGTGATCTGCTGCTCGACGGCCGCGAGGTTGTCGGACGGGAGAGCGGCGTCAGACTTCTTCTGTTGTGCCTGGGGCTTCGGCAATCCGTCAGCCATGGCCTGCATACGCAGGTTGGATTCCTGCTGCCGTTGGACTTCCTCCATGTGGGCAAGGTCTTGGTCGCTTGCCATGGCGGCGAGGCGGTTGTCTTCGGCCCTGCTTTGCGCTTTGATGGGAGCAAGGACCTTGGATGCGGCGGTTTGAACACGAGCATCGCCTTCCGACACGGGCACGGCCGTGCCGTACAGCATGTTCGCGTTGTGGTTCAACTGCTGCAACGCTTCGTAATCCGCCGCCGCCTTGGCTCGCTGCTCTGGGGTGACCTCGGCTCCTGGGTTAGACGCCATGTAGCTCGGCTGCTCGTCGGGCACAGCGGCAATGGCCGGAACGGCAGCCGCAAGGTCAGCCGTGGTCGCCCCAGAAGACCGGCGCATGTCCTTGGAAAGATTGTTGAGCGCAGCGGCACCAGCCCCGACGCCAGCAGCAACGCCAGCGGGACCACCCCACTTGGCCGCTACGCCCCTCGCGGCATCGAGAGCATTGCCAATCTGCTCTCGCATTTGCATCTGGCCTTGAAGGATTTGACGCGCCCGGTTTGCTTCGACAACGCGGTCAGCGATCACCGATCGACGAAGGTCCGTCATGGGGCCTGTCTGATTCTGCAAGCCATCAAACCGCCCGGACATGAAAGCCAGTTCCTTGGCCTTGTCAGCGTCGACTTGCTCTGCGATTTCGGCATTGTTGAGGACCGGCCGATTCAACTGGACGCTTCTTGGGTTGACGGGCACAACCCCGCCGCTGGCGTCTTGGGCAATCGCCTCCAACTGGCGAGCCATGTCTGCGTTAGAAGCTTCCTCCGCGGCTGCTTGGGCTTGACGAACGTAGTCACTGCCAAGCGTTCCACTCGCGTCCGCTACAGAAGGCGACTGGTCAGGAAGGCGAAAGACCGCCGGTCTCTTGGGGGCAGCCTGCCCGCCGATGCCAAGTCGAGCCAGAAGCGACTCAAGATACCCGGCGGGAGCCGGTGCGGAAGGAGGTGCCACAACCGCCGGGAGGCTTTCTGCCACATCGCCAGCAGCCTGTGCAGAGCCGCTCCAGCCAAGACCACCAATGCCCTGGGTGGCTGGGGTTTGCGGAGTCGCGACAACGGGGGCAGGCATGGCCGGTCCACGGCCGAATGAACCAGCACCAGTTGGTGGCGGCACTGGAATCTGTGCGGCGGCACTCGGCAAGCCAGCAGCAACGTCAGCCGTGACCTCGTCGGCGGGGTTCTGCCCCAGACGAAGGAACATCCGAATGACGTCGAGGGTCTCGTCGCCCGCTCGCTCGGCACTGCGGACGAGCTTGTTGAGGGGATTAGCCACGCTTCGACTCCTTGCGATTCATCGAGGGCTTCTTCTCAGCAGCGTCCTCAAGGTCAGGCCCATCGTCGGGCTCGACTTCGGGAGCATTGGCCTTGCCGTGCATCTGCTCATGCAGATCAGCAAGGTCGTTCTTCTGGGGTGGCTTCTGCCCCTTGGCAGAGAGCTTCTGGAGGATGCTCTGTTCGTCTCCGTCCTTGGCCGTGAGCAACTGCTTCACCAACCGCTTGAGGGCGGCGTTGGTCAGGTCTTCCAGATCAAGATTCAGGTGTGCCAAGGGTCCAGCCCTCCCAGTATTCTTCGTCATCCCAGTCGATGTTGAAATCAACGCATGAGTGTGCCAAGGATTCCGATCCCCGCTTGCATGTTGCTCATCCGGTTCATGGCTTGTTGGTAAGCGTTCTGCTGGGCCAGACCATTGAGGGCCTGCCCGAACTGCTCTTGCCCGCCAGCGAACTGAAGGGCGGTGTTGGCGGCGTTGTTGCGTGCCTGCTGGTAATTGCCGTACGCCTGGGAAATCCCGTCGACGAGATTCTTGCTGGCGTCGATTCCGGCCTGGGCCCGTGAGCCTGCGCCACGCGAGAGACCCGGCCGGTCGTATTGCTTGAGCGTGAACCGCGGGTCAGCCGAAGCCTGGGCGTTGGCCATGTCGTTGGCGAACACCTTGTCTTGGGCCGTGATTCGCGGCTGCGGCTGGTAGATGTTCCAGTTCATCGGTACACGTTCGCGAGGAGGGAGCTAAGGATTCCCAGGCGATTGGTCGCCAACTGCTGCTGGTTCTGCATGCCCTGGTTCTGCTGCGTCAGGCCACCAAGCACAAGGTTGCGGGCCTGCTCCTGTTGCTGAAGGCTGTAGTTGGCGTTGGACTGCTCGGCCGCAAGCTGCTGTCGAGCCTGGGCACCCTGGCCCATCGAGCGAACGATGTCCTCGTTGGCACCTGGGTACTGGTACGGCGACACGACCTTCGGCATCTGCACGCCGGGAGGATCGTTCGGCAATCGAGACTGATACCACGCCATTGCTTGCCTCACAGATACCGGTAGGAAGAACCACGGCCACCCATGAAGTCAGTGACGTTGGCCATCCACGGCATGTCACCGAGCCAGTTCTTGTTGCCGAGAGAGTTCTTCCACAACTGTCCAAGCTGATTCCCGACGTTGGCGTAACCCTGGTCAAGCCCTTGCTGCATCCCAAGGTTGCCACGCATGAAGTCCTGGTATCCGCCGTTCACCGACTGGGCGTACCCCGAGTAGTCGGACGGGCTGTCGGACGCGTAGAACTGGCTCATGCCACGACCCGACTCGCCAAGGTTCTGGCTGCCGAGAGTAAGCAACCCCGAGAGGGCTTGGCCAAGCATCTGGCTCGGCTGCCCCCGCGAGGTGGAGTGCTGGGCGTCAAGCCGTCCCATTGCATCAGCGTTCCCGTAGGCAAGCTGTTGCGGGATGGCATCGGAGTTCAATGACGCCAGGGTGGCGTTCAAGCCACCGAATGTCGGGTTGACAATCTGGTCAAGCTGACCCGGAGTCGTCGTGCGGGTAGCACTGATCGACATCGGGTCCATGTTCATCTGGCCACCGTACCCGCCTTGGGCAAGAAGGCCGTCGAGCCCGTAGGCCGAGTAGTCCGGTGCGTAGCTGCTGCCACCGCCGCTCATGTTGAAGTTGAGGTTCCCAGCCACCGACGAGGCACCGAGTCCGGTCCCCGCCTTGGAGTAGGAATCTCCGACGCCAGCCAGGGCTTGGTTGCGGGACTGGCCGAACTGAGAGACAGCCGCTTGGTTGGCAGCCATCATGTCTGCCAGGGCCTTGTTGTAGGCCGTCTGGTTGGAAGCCCATGCCCCGAGTGCGGACCCGGCTGCCGAGCCATAGGCCCCCAGGGCAGCGGACCCCATATTCCCGATGGCCCCCTGGCGAGCCGCCTCGGCCATCCCAGTGGCAGAGTTCCGGGCACCCCGCTCCTGGGCCTGTGCGTTGGCAATGTTCCCCATGGCACCAGCCTGGGCCCCGTAGGCGCTGGCACCGGCGTTGGCCAAACCCGTCAGGGCCTGCCCGTAGCCTCCGTACGCACCGGTGTAGTTCTGGCCGAACACGCCCGGCTGGGCAGCCTTGACCTGCTTGGTGGCAGCTTCCTGGGGGGTGTTGCCAAACCCACCCCACATCGTTGACGTAAATCCCATGTGCGGTTCTCCTACCTTCTAGTGTCCGGGGGGAGGCCCGGAATCACCGATTGGGCTTGAGGAAGGTCTTGGTCACGTATGTGGGCTTGAGCCCCAGGGTCTCCCAAATCCCCACAGAAGTGCCGGATTTGGCCCCAATCCCGATCTTGACGTCCGACACGTAGTTGATCGTCGTCGTCGCAAGCTGAAGCTGGCAGGTCTCCGTATTGAACGTCACCCCCGTCAGAACCTCCGCACTGCCCTTCGTGAGCGTCAGCTTGATCGTGCGGTGGACGGCATTGATGTCGGCGTCCGTGATGAACCGGACCGTCTCGGACGGGTAGCCAATCTTCCCCTGGCCACCGCCACCAGGAGGGTCAATGGGCTCGATGGTTCCTGGGTCACCTGGGGGCCCAGGCTCTCCTCGCTCGCCGTCTCGGCCATCGGTGCCGTCCCTGCCCGGCTGGTTGATGCCACCGTTGATCGTGATGTTCTGGACGGTGATGTTCTGGAAGTTTGTGTCACCACCGATGTTGGTGGTGTCGCCGCCGTAGAAGTTGTTCGTGTTGAAGGTGTTGTCGGTCGGGAAGTAGAACTGCGACCCTTCGTAGTTCACGGAGTTCCAGTCGCCAGCACGGAAGCCTGGGATGTCAGCGAACACATCCGATCCGGCGGTCGGGAGGATTTCGTTGTACTTGCTGCTGGACCAGTTCTGGCCCGTGTAGACCCCCCGGCGGTTGCCGAAGATCGTGGGCTGGATGTTCAGCGAGCCGCGGTGCGTCAATGGCTGGACACAGTTCCCAAGAGCCTGAGTCAAGCTCTTGATCGTCTGGTCCGGGAGCGAAGTCCCGAGAGCCTGGATGATCGACGGAACTGCCTGTGTCAGCATTTACTGGACTCCCGCCACGGTCATGTCGTACAAGGCCACGGCGTCGGAGGACTGGCTACCGTCCAGGGCGATGGCCACATGACGGTCAGCGCCACTGGATCGCGGATCGCGGTGTCCAGAGAACATTGCCGCCGCAACCCCAGTCGCCTCGCCCAGTGCAGAGCGGGTTTTCTTGAGGTTGAGCACAGCCCCGTTTGTGTCTGCCACAAATCCGCCTCCCCTCTCGACTCGGATCGCGTTTGGCCGGGCGGTCGAGGAGTTGTTGTAGTGCAGGTTCATGGTCAGCGAGCAGTCGCTGGTCGTCGGGGCGAATGTGATCTCGACGGTTCGCGGAGTGTTCCCTGCGGCCAAGGGCAGATTGCCAGTGCGGACCTGGAACGGGATGGCCGCTCCGTTGTCGTTGACACCGGTCGTCTTGATGAACTTGCCTGACGCCGTGGCCAGCAAGTCCTCTCGACGGCCACCCATCGACACCGGAACCGACGCCGTCGCCGCCTCTGCATAGACCTCTTCCCACCACGCCTGTGTGGCGATGCAGTAGCACAGGGCTCGCACCGGCAGCGTGTCCGTTGACCGGCAGTAGTGGAACCGGACCACGCGGCGGGAGTAGTCCTGCGACACATGGAACAGGTCGCTCTTGCTGAAGTCGATGATCCTATCCCGCCAGTAGTTGTCGACAGGGACGGAGATGGGCTCCTCCCGAGACCCGTCGAAGGCGTACATCCCCATGCTGTCCGCGACAAACACGACGCCGTTGATCGTGGAAAAGCACTGGCTGTTGAGGATTCCCCGGTAGCACGTGAGCGTCAGCGAGGCGTCGATGACTGGCTGCGACACGTATGCAAGGCGATAGCAGTGGTACTGCTGGAAGATGAGCAAGACCGTCGCCAGGGGCACCAGGGCCACAATGCGGTCGGGCTCCGATGTGTTCTCTTGAAGGACAAGCTCGTTGCTTGCCGCCACCGACTCTGGCTCGTCAATCTCCGAGTACATGAGCGAGTTTGGCTTCTCACCCGTGGTGTCGACCGCGAACCACGCCCGGTCCTGGAACATGACCGCAACGCTGTAGTTGCCGGGCGGCACTTCGAACCGACGAGCGTTCAACTGGCCGGACGGCATGGTCACCGGCATGAGCCCGTAGTTGATCCTCGTGACGTCGATCAAGTCTTCGTCGGACACGGTGTCAACGTACGGCGTGCTGAAGTTCGCTCGCTGGATGGTGGCGATCCGGTACAGGATCACGGACTGGTCGGCCGATGTCCTCCACAACTCCATCGCCGTGACGCGGCTGTCAATGGTCCCGTGGTTGAAGGTCCACGTGATGGACGACGCCGAGTCGCCAACGTCAAGCTCGACAAGCTCGGAGATGGATGACGGTGCCGGGCCGTTCTGCCCTTCGGGAGTGTCGTCGATGTACCGGATGGCACAGTTGTAGACGCCTCGGAAGTTGGATCGGATGGTCGCCGTGGCTCGGGCGGAAGTGTCGTACACCAGGGCTTCGGGTCGAGCCGAGTACTGGCCACCCTGGTACACAGCCACGCCCGTGATGTTGCCAGTGCTGTTGACGTAGGCCGTTGCGGCGGCACCGAACCCAAGCGGGTCTTGGCTGGCGGCACGAAAAGACACGACGGGCTGCGTGATGTACAGCGTGCCGGACGAGGCAGCCGTGACACTGGCAACGCGGTACGCCATGTTAACCTTGACCAAGCCACCGCTTCCGGTGATTGCCGTGATCGCCCCGGTCACGCCCTCGGTGGTCGCTCCCGTGCCGTTGCCGAGAATCTGCACCGACCCCAAGCCACCGTCACTGTCGACGGTGATGGTTGCCACGGCGTTGGTCAGTCCCTGGGCAGACGAGAACACCACAGGGATGACGTCGCCAGCGACATAGCCACCCCCTCGGTTGGTGATCTCCACCGAGTCAACGCTGCCAAGGATGCCAATGCCAAGGGACGCACCGTACCCCTGACCGCCGCTGACGACGACCAGCGGAGCAGAGACGTACCCGGCCCCCTTGTCGGTCAGCGTTACGGACTGGAGCCGCCCAATCGACACCCTGGCCAAAGCCTTCGCTTGCCGGGAGTAGCTGCCGCCGATCAGTTGCACGGTCGGGGTCTGGTTGAACCCGGCCCCTGGGGTCTGGACCTGGATGGCACTTACGTAGTAGTTGGCCGTCGTGCCGTAGGTCAGGGACGGTCCGCGAACGGGCTTGGCGATCCCGACAGGAACGGCAGCCGTGGCCGAGCCGTCCCAGCGGATACCACGCCCCATCCCGTCAAAGCCATAGACGTCGTTGAACCGCCCCTTGAGGAGCGACATGGGACGCAGGGAGCCGGTGTACACCGATGCCGTCGCTGCCGCACCGGTCCCGCCGCCGCCCGAGAAGGACAGGGTGACCCCGGAGTATCCGCTTCCAGAGGAGATGACCTGGAGGTCCTTGACGACCGTCCCGCCCATGACCGCGACAACCGTCGCCCCGCTCCCGGTGGCAGCGTTGACGCTCACGGTGGGAGAGGAGGTGTATCCGCTGCCTCCCGAGAGCAGCATGAAGCTGTTTACCCCACCGGTCGTGCGGGCTGCGAGTTGCATTAGCTTGGGCCCCTGGAGATGAACACCCGTCCAGTAGCGTCCTGGTATACCACGCCGTCAGTATCTTTGGGGTAGCGGAACGCCGTGATGATCCGAGACGTCGATCCGCTGGTCGAGGCAAAGCTGACGGGCATGTGGCCGGGGCGCACTGTCAATTGTCCCGGAGCCAGGACTTGGAGGTTGACTTGCGTGACAGCACAGCCCTGCGGAACCTCATAGGGCGAGGCGTTGGTGACGAGTCCAGCCCACTTCATGCGTTGCCTCCGTCGAAGTTGTCTGCCATCAGCGGAGTACGCCAGCCAAGCGGGTCCCACACCGTCCGAGAATCCCACTGCTGCCGAGCCATGGCGTCGTTCTCCATGGCCAGCCGAAGGTCTCGCTGGTACATCTGGAACACCTTGTCGGGATTGGCCCCACGCGTCCTTGACAGCCAGTACTCGGCCGCACTCAGGATGACGTTGTGCATGCCCGGCGGTGCGTCCACGGGGTCCGTGATGAGGTACTTGGCACCACTGGCCGATACCGCGTCGGCAACCGTCAGCGAGGTGGCACTGGCCACGGCGGTGATCTTGCTCTCGGCCATGTACGGGGCGATGCCGGAAAGCGACTGCGGGTAGTCTGCCCCGCCAACCCGAAGCACCGATCCCACCATGGAAGCGTTGAACGCCGTGCCACTCCCCGTGACCGCTGTGCCCGCGGCCGAGATGGTTCCCTGCCGGGATGCAGCTTCGTGCCCGGACAGGCGAAGCGTTCGACAGGCCCGGCGATAGGTGAAGTCGAGCGAGGCCACGGTCACCGGGTAACCGATGATCCGAATGGCGTACCCGCTCGGGGAAGGGTCGGGCGAGATCGTCCAGTACGAAGGTGGTCCCTGGAGGATTTGGGCCCGCTCCATCTTCATGGCCGCATCCGGAGACACGTACATGAGCGATGTGTACCGCACCTCGTTGACTGGGGGGTCGATGTTCCGGAAGTCATCGGGCATCGGGTAGACAGTCCGGTAGAGCATGGCCTGCGTGGCGTCTGGGTAGTCCTTCGGCAAACACAGCGTCTCGTCGAGAACGAGCGTGTTGTTGTCCACCCGAGTCACCACCTTTGCGATGACGTTGTTGACGCGAAGCTCGCGAGCGATGGCGTCGGACGGAAAAGCGTCTCCAGACACCCTGGTCACGGTGCGGGTTGTGGCGTCGTACGTGACAGTCCCGGACCAGTGCGGGGCAAACACAATGCGTCCGTGCGTCTGCGTGAACTGCCAGTCCTTCAGCCAGCACACCTCGTTGTAGGCACGCTGGATCGCTGACCGGATGTCCCTTTGCTCGGCATCTTGAGGTCCTCCAAACGAAGCGACAATCAGGTGCTCGACGGCGTCAAAGTAAGTCAGCATGAAAGTTCCTGTCTAGATAGCAGATGGTCGTTGAGTATACCAGCCATCCTGCCCGGTGATTCCCGTGATGAGTGCGCGTTTCACTTCCACACCCCGCCGACGTTGATCTTGGCCTCGCTCAAGCGGAACGCCGTCCCGTCGTGGACGTACGCATCGGCAGGCCGCCACGTTCCCCCGACATTGATCGACAGTTTCCTTGGCATCCCCGCCGCCCGATCCGGCAGCGGCGACAGCCCGATCCCGCGACGGGAGGCAAGCAGGCGGATTTCGGACAGGGTGAGGGCGCGGTCGTAGATGCGGATATCGTCGAGGAGGCCGTCCCACAGAAACGTGGTATTGCCCGCATATCGGCCGAGCGAGTTCAAAGTGAACGTGCCGGTGACGCTCTGCGGTGCCGTCGTTGACCTGACGCCGTCGATGAACACAGAAACCAAATTGTCTGCCTGTCGCGTTGCGCAAAAGTGCGACCATTTCAAGAGCGAAATCGTTCCGGCAAAGCTTTTTATTTGTCCGGCATCGTCGCTCTGAATGCGTGTAGTCGTTGAGGTAAAAGCCGGAAGATAAAGATCTCCATCGGTTAGACTGCTATGCACTGTTTTCCCGCTCGGCCCGAAAGTTCGCAGCCAACACCACGCCGAGTAACTAAAAGCGCCTGTTAATATGGCCCCGCAGGCGACGTAATCATTCACACCGTCAAAGTTCAGCGCCACACCGCTGCCGCTCGCCTGCCAGTTGTCCTGGCCTGCCATGTTCGTAAGCGTGCCGTGAGCGTTCTGGCCGCTGCGGTCGATCAGCGTCAAACCGCTGGCACCGAGCGACGGGCACCACGCACGGATCAAGCAATGGCGAAGCGATGGATGCTCAAAGCGCATCAGTTCACCGTTTGGAAAACTGGCTGAATCCGGATCTGATGATTCCCGGCAGTGCTGTTAAGAGCCACGCCGGTTGGCGTTGTCGTCCGCAGATTGTGCGTCACGAAAAAAACGAACTTCGGCGGCAGCGTCCCGCCAAACACAGCGGCGAGAGACACAGGCCCGAAGAAATAGGAGCGGTCGGCTGTCGTGTCGCAAGCCATCGCCGCAACGAACCGGCAAACGCTGGCCTTGATGTCGGCACTCGTTACCGTCTCGTCCGAGTCAGTTCCGTCAAACACCGAAGGCCAGTTTGTGCCGTCCCAACTGCCGACTGCCCATACCTCGATGGACTTCGATCCGGTGTTCGTCGGTGCCGTGCCAGCCGTGATCTTGCCTGATACGAGGTAGTCGAGGACGAGCGACGATGTGTTATCCACTGCCGTCGACTCGCGGCCCGTCAACAGGTTCGTGTCGCTCGCAAGACTCGCCAGCGTGATTGTCACATCGCTCGCGGTGCCGTATGCCAGCTTTAGGTCAGCCATTGCCGATTCTCCGAGCGTTGATGATGAGCCCGATCCCGACTTCTGGCAGACCGACCGACTCCGTCCACGGGATCGACTGGTCGGCAAGCGACGACAGCGCGTCGGCCTGCTGCTGCGTCACGATCCCCGCCGACACGAGCGCGGCCCTCATGGCGACCACCGCGGGCCTGTCGAGATCGACGGTCTGAATCGTCCCCGACTGATCGTCGATCCACGCGAGGACCGACAGAGCGAGCGAGCGGACGGCAGCGGTCGAAGACTCACGGGCATCGAGAAGCGAGACCCAGTAGCCCCCCTCGATTGCCGCTTGCCGGATCGCCCAAGTCGGCACCGGGCGACGCACGGAGACGCGGAGGCCGTTGATCGCGTCGGCCAGCATTTGGTCGGAGAGCCCGGCGTATTGCGGCTCGCGGATCTTCGCGGCGAGAGCGGACAAGTTCATTAGGAGTACCTCAGGTAGATATCCCCGGAACTCCCGCCGGACGGGGCGGCCGTGCCGCTGGTGATCGTCTTTTGCCCATCGGTAATGCCGTATCCAGCAAGTGTCGTAGGCGTGCTCGTGATGGTCGACCAAGCCTGCGTATGTGCCGTCGGCGTCCTTGCGTCTGAGAGCCGCGCGTCGTCACCGACGCATGCAGTGCTCGAGCTCGTGCCGTAGGTCACCGAGACCGTCCCCGACGACACTGCCAGCCCCGTGCCGATGATCACGCCACCGAGCGTCGAGGTCGTGGCGTTTGGCAGCGTGTACGTTCCGGCCGCAGACACCACGCCAGAGCCGTCGATGGACAAACCCGAACCGATCTTGATGCCCCCCAGGACGGAAGCGGATGCGATCGGGAGCGTGTATCCAGAAGATGCCGAGATCACGCCATTGCCGTCGATGCTAATGCCCGAACCGATCTTCACGCCACCAAGGACAGAGGCAGTGGCGGTTGGGAGCGTGTACGCAGCCGGGGTGTTGGACAGGTCCGTGTAGGAACCGGTTGTTGCTACGGTGGCGAACGACGGCTTGCCGGTCAGGGTCGTCCAGGTGACCGCCGCGACTGCTGCCGTGGAGAAGTCGCTGATCGTGCTGGCGACCTGCGTCCCGGTGTGGTTGTCTCGGCTCAAGAGGTGAGCGTCTGACGAGTTGGCCGTCGCACCGACCGCCACGCCGTCAAGCTTCGTCTTGTCCGCAGAAGCCGCCCACCATGCGGCAATTGCCTGCCACACTCGCTGCACGGTCCACGCCAGACGAGTCGTCCCCGTGCCCGCCTCCGCTTGGGCCTGGGTGACCGTGGCTGCCGACCACTCTCGCGAGTCCGACAGCCTGGAGTCGGTGGTCAGGACATAGCTGCCAGTAGCCTGCTTGCCATCCAGGGCAGTCTGGAGGCCGGTGACCTGACTGATGGCGACGGTGATTGGATCGGCACCGGCCGAGCCGTGCGTGGACGCGTGCGACGATGGAGTGAAGCTGGCTGGCTTGCCCGACAGTGAGGCCCAGGTAGCTTCGCCCGCAAAGTACGGAAGATCGTTGTAGGCCGTGAGGCCGTCCCCGAACTTCCCTCGATCGGCGTCGGTCTCCATGACGAACACGCCGTACCCAACGACCGGGTTGGCTGCTGCAAGCGCAGACGATGTCCCGCGAATGTGGTCGATCACCACGCGGGTCTGAAACGTCATGGCGGCGGTCATTGGACGTCAATCACCAGCGGAGTGGTGACCCCCTCGGAAAGCACGGCAATAGCACCCGCTGAACCCAGTGCCCTGGGCAGTTCCGACCATCGCAGGATTCCGTCCCCAACCTTCATGGTGTTCGTGTCCCGCGAGAACCCCGGCTCTCCAGGTTGAAGAATGGGGTTCTTGCGAATCCACTCGGATTCGTCGTCCCGCTTCATCTGGAAGTAGCGGTAGTTGCTCATCGCCCCTTGGCCTTGTAGGCGTGCTTCTCGATCACCTTGGCACGCAGGTCAGCGTCGGAACTCTTCCGATCGGTCTTGCGTTCCCTGGCCACGTACTCCTTGATGAGACGCTCGCTCATCACCTTTCGCTGCGGGGCCTCGGGGCCGGGGTCGTAGTTGACGTTGCCCTGAACCATCCGACGCCGCTTCTTGGCGACCTTGAGGATGTCGTCGGTCGAGGACACCCACGCTTCCGGGTCCCTCCAGCCTCGCCCGTCAGCCAGACCACCAACGTAGTACTTGCCCTCGATCGAGATGCCAGCACCACGGGCCTCGCGGGCGATGTACTTGGCTTGGTTCTCTGGCATGTCATCCAGTTGCTGGTTGTTCATGCGGCCCTCCATGAACGCCCGGTCACAGCCGTGCGTTCCGGGGGCGACCTGCAAGGCACACATGACCGCGAACCGCTCGCTCTGGCCATCCCGGATCATCTTCCGGTAGTGATCCTGGACGGACCGTGGGGACGAGGCGATCTCTGCGGGAACTTCCATGTCGCGTTCGGCTTGCATCTGACTTCCTTTTCGGGGGGTTGGGTCAGCAGTTCCACTTCCGCAGCGACTTGTTGATGCGGCTGTCGGGATCGTTGGCCGTCTCCTTGCTCGTCAGCTTCTCCTTCATCCCCTGCATCCGGGCACAGAAGGAGTCTCGACGAGGGCCACCTTCCGGCTGCGGCGGCTTGAGGTTGGCGTCGTTGGCACGGTTGTAGGCTGCCCGGCCACGCTCATTCAGACCACCCTCGGGGTCTTGCCCCTCCTTGCGTGTCCAAGCCTTTCCGTCCTTGAGTAGCTTGCGGATGTTGTCAGCGCTGTCCATCGGGTGGTCCTTCCTGTGGTGGCGGGCCCTCGACGGGGCCTTGTGGTGGTGGCGGCGGTGGCGGCGGGGGCAAGATGTACTTGCCGACGTCCACCTGGAGAGCCTTGCCCCAGTCTTCGATGAGGGCGTTGAACAGTTCGGGCTTCCCGGCTTGGAGCATGCCCTGGGCAACAGGCATGAGAATCTGCATGGCGTTGTTGATGTTCTCGACGCGAGTGGCGACGTTCGGCTTGCGTGCCGAACCGGCTTCGATGCGGTAGTCGTACTCGCGGACGATCTGGTCCGGGTTCTGATTGCGAACGTGCATCTGCCAAGCCTGGGCAGCCATCGGACCCATGAGCGGAGCGATGTCCTCGGGACGCACGAACCACCGGGCCAGCAACGCCTCCTTGCGGGCACACTCCGACAACGAATCCTCGAGGATGTTAGCGTAGTCGTCAGGGCGAACGCTAATCTGCTCCGCTTTGACGTT